AATATGGGCCAAATTAAAACCCATGTCAGAAAGACCCCATGATAGCTGGGCAAGAGGAGGAGAATCTTTAGAGTTTCAAACTATGACGGCTGAACACTCGCTGGCTAAGTTTGATGAGTTTACTAATAAACTCGCAGTGCTACGCGCTACCGACCCTGACATATACCAAGAGACTTATGCATACCTACCGCTTCAAGACAAGTTGCGATATTTAAATGACCTACAAAGTAAAGGGTCTTTAACAGAAGAAGAGTACGAAGGGTTGTACATACAAGAGGTTAACGCTCTGTATGACCCAGAAAAAACTCCTAACAACTATAGATTTGTAGAGTTAGAAGGGAAAGTGTACTTAGACACGTCTGGGTCACGAGAGTTAAATGTACAAAGAGATTTGTTTGAACATGACTTTTACCCCGACACGTCCGACCCACTTACTAAATATAACAGCTATACGTCTATGGGGCCAAGCGTCCGAGGAAAACAAACAGAAGATTTTGATAGTGATGCATGGGACTTTTTTGACCCTATTATGAACATAGTTACTATGTTTGTCCCCGTAGCGGGGCTTGCATACACAGCCGCTAAAGGACTGTCAGGCGAGACCTTACACACGTCTGATTGGCTACGTGCTGCCCCCGGAATGATTGAGGGTATAAATTATAGTCTTGACCTAATGAATTTAGACTTAGCTATACCTACAGATTTAGCAGGAGCAACGGGAATTCGCGCAGCAAATTTACCCGTTAACCCTACTTTTTCAATAGGTAGTGGTGGTCTCGCTGAACTAACACGAGAAGATGGCGGGCCTCTAGATATTTCTGATCTTATTGAGATTGGAACTGTTTTATCTGCTCCTAATCCTTCGACTATATATAACCCTGATGGTACAGAAAGAACAGGTGCATACGGACAAAAGTTATCTAGACGAGATAAAGAACTGTTAGAGCAGGGCGTTATTTTAAACATGACGCAACAGATGACCGAAGCTGGTGTACCTATACCGGAGGGTGCATTTGATGTAGACCCTAGTACGGGGATGTTTATAAACATAAACGGCGAGCCTGTAGGATTTCAAGAGGTATATAAAGCCGCACTAGATTTATTTAGAGAAGAAAAACCTGAAGAGTTTGCTGTATCAGTTGTTGAAGCTAGTGAAAATGAAACTACAGCACAGTCTTTAAGTCAAATTTTAGGAGCGACTACTTATAATTTAGCTAAAACTTTAGTAGACGACTCTAAAATAGAAAAAATGTTTGGGGGAGAGGACAGCCGCGCTCAACAAGTTATAGCTACAGTATTAGCAGGGGGAGGAGCAGTAGCTTACAATTTAAACGGGGCTATAATGTATGCCGATGAATACCCTGACAATACTGAAATAGCAAAGTTTGCACGTAATGTTTTAGCTCTATCAGATGCTAATAATGTAACTTCTGTAAAAGACCAACTAGACGATTTAGAAAAACTTAATAAAGATTTTGAATCTGAAGTATATATGGAGGTTCCTACTAAAGCGCAGTTGCGGGATTCCGCTAAATACAAAGTAGAACTAGAGACAAACGGGCTTGAAGCCGCAGAAAAATACGTTCTTGACAGAATTAGTAATGTTGAAGGGTTAAACGGCGCGATTAACGGAACTCGTAAATTTTTTAAAGGGTTTGCAACAGCCCCTTATGCTGTAACAACAGAAATAGGTAGCGAGTTAGTAGAAGAAATACCAAGCATAGCGGCATCACTTCTTGGAAAAACAGTTATAGGGGCAGCGTTAAAGAAAGGAGCAGCGTTTGCTAAGAATGTAGATGTTAAAGACCTTAAAAATGACGTTTTAGAAGCTATAAACAAATCTGAAAATCTTTCAGCGTTGTCTATTAACTTTGTAAATGACATTGTAGAAGCTGTAGGAGGCTCTTCAGCAGAGGGGTTTGATTCTGCTATGGCTACTCTAAGAAAAGTGCAAACTGAGGAGATAGTTGAGTCTGACGAATTTAAAAATTACGCAGAAGATTTAAGCGGTAAAGTTAGAGCGGGGGTGCTTACAGAAGCTCAATACAGTACTGGAGTACAAGATTATATAAAGGGTGTACTTTTAGAAAATGACCCTGTAAATAGAGAGATAGCAGCAAAAATTGGCGCTGATACAGGTATGGCTGGCGGGGCTTTGATGTTAATTGGGCAAGCAGTATTGGGGAATGCTGTAGATGTACAAATACTTACAAAGGCTTTTGGTAAAAATGCTGATGTTGTAAAAAATATGGGCCAAAACTTTGTAGATCAAGCTAAAAAATGGGCAAAAGAAACCGGAAAAAATATTTCTGGAGGGGCAAACGCCGTATATAAAGAATTTCTTGGTGAGTTTGGTGAAGAAGGTGGCACATCTGCAATTAAAAATTCAAGGTTGCAGCAAATAGATCCTACTATAAACGTAACTGAAGAATCTGTAGGTGATGGGTGGTGGGGAGGTATTACAGGTTTAGGCGTATCTACAACGCTACTAACTCAAAATTATATTTCAGACACACTAAAAAACGCAGGGCTTAGTACAACTGGGAGTGCTAGAAATGGCACCAGTTTTCTTCTTGGTGCGGGAACAACAGGCGCAAAGAACTTAGCAGAAGGTGTAAAAAATTATGCTCCTGTAGTAGGAGACTTTGCTGCAAGGGTATTAGCCAATAGCAATCCGCAATTTAATAGTGCATTAGCTCTTAATCCTGACGGCACTTCAAAATTATCTGAACAAGGCATTAAAGACGTATTTGCTTCAGCAGGGTTAACACCCGAAAACTCTCCTAGTTCTTACGCTACATTAATGAACTATGCTTACGATGGTAATTACGTATCTCCTACAGAAGCTAGCCAAGCATTCTACGAATCTGGTTACGCTCCAAGTCAAGAAGAGATAGACAACTACATAGGCAGTACTGAAGGTAGAGACTTTACTGATGAAAGCCTTGGAAGTGTTATAGATGCATATGTAGACCCACGACAGTTAACCTCTAATGAAGTAATAGAATGGGCTACATCTACTGGAATTGAGTTAACAGATGACCAAGTTGCAGAATTAGCCATACAGTACCCTGACTATTTTGACACCAGCAGCCAAAGGTTACTTAATTTATTGGGAGATGGCAGAACAGTAACAGATGTTAACGGGAATAGTATACCTGACAAATTTGAAGTTGATCTTGATGATACTGATGATGTAGCTCCTTTAGATACTGATGGTGATGGGATTGTTGATGATGTCGATGCGTTTCCCAATGATGCCTCAGAAAGTGTAGATACAGACGGTGATGGGCTTGGTGATAACAGCGATGCGTTCCCTAATAATGCTCAAGGAGATGATGGGTTAACTAGTATTGTTCAAGATGGGGTAACTAACGTATATAACATTACTGGAACACTTGTTTCTAGTGTAGATGGTGAAGGTAATACTACTACGTATAACGATAACGGCTCTTCAGAAATTAAAAATTCAAACGGTCAAATTACTAGTACTACAGATACAGAAGGTACTACAACCACTTACCAATACGGCGATGACGGTTCTTACTCAACCACAAACTCTAGCACTGGAGTAGAGACTAACTACGACTCAGACGGAAATGTAATTCTTCCTAATAATAATAATAATGAAACTAATTCATCAACAGTTACTGGGGATGACGGTAGTACTGTTACTACAACTACTGGGGATGACGGTAGTACAACTGTAGTTACTGACGATGGTAAAGGCACTGTAACCACTGTTGTAACTGATACTGATGGAGTAGTAACTACTAATAGCACAACTACTAACACTGGCGATGGCAATACAACTACCACCAATAACATAGACAACAGCAGTACCACCAATAACATAGACAACAGCAGTACCACCAATAACATAGATAACAGTGTCAATACTGTAATTAATAATTATGGTTTAAGTGCAGACAGCCTAGCAGACGTAGAGCAAGGAATTGAAGACTTAATAGCAGCAGGGCTAACCCGCGACCAAGCTATAAAAGGCATTGCTACACAATTAGGTACTACAGAAAGTAATATTCTTGAGGCTATAGATACCCAAACAAGTACTATTACCGATGCTATTGATACCTCGCAAGAGGTTGTTACTGATGCTATTGATACCTCACAAGACGTTGTTACTGGTGCTATTGGCGACCAAACAACTACGCTTCAGACAGATATAGGTAATTCTACTAATGCTATTCTAGAACGGTCTAATGAAATTGAGGCTGCTGGTATAGCGCGAGATCAAGCTCTTAATACAGCTATTAACGAAGTATCTACACAGCTAGGCACTACTAGAACAGAACTGTTAAATCGTATTGGGGAAACAGAACAAACCTTGCTTACTAGGCTTGGAGAAGTAGAAAGCGCTGTTATTCAGGGACAGGAGCAACTAAGCCAAGAAATACAAACTGTTGCTGACTATGTAGGTAAAGATGTAGGACAGGTAACACAAGCAGACGTAGACTTTGTTGCTGACATATTAGCTCAACAAGAGCTACTTACTGAACCTACAACTTTTGTTCCAACTGATCAACAACTACAGTATGATGTAAATAACGATGGTGTGATTGACATAAACGATCAGACCATGTTAGAACAAGCGCAAGCTGGACAGGATATAGAGTTTGCACGTATGTTTAACCCAACAGGGTTATACGAAGTAAACCAACAGACGCAACAAGACATACAAACAGCGCAAGATTTAAATACGCAACAGAATTTAAATATACAACAACAAATAGAATCTACTAGGCAACGAAATAACGAAGAAGAGTTACTTAGAGATATCTTAGGGTCTTCAGATTTAACTGGGGGTAAAGCTAGTACTCAACAAATGGGTACAGCAAATATAAACTACTTGTATGACATTGGTGGAGATAGCGTATTTGCCCCTAATGCGAGAACAAATTTATTTAGCCCTTATGGGGCTAGCAATGTAGTGCCAGCTATACAACCACAAGCACGGCAAATAAGACAACAACCAAGAGCCGCAGCGCAGGGTGGACTATTAAGTAGGAATAACGAATTGCTAAGACTATTAGGAGAAGACTGATGGGATGGTGGGAAGGTTTTAAAAATGCCGGTACTCAGGCTTATAATACTGTTACCAGCACTCAAGGAGGCCAAGCAATTGGAGATGCTCTTATAGGAGTGGGGTCGGGATTGATAGCAAAAGAGTTAGGACTATCTCAACCTAATATACCTAATGTAGGCTATCAAGGAGGTATACCGTCTTACGAAGTTGTGCGAGATCGTGTACCTACTGACCCTAATCGGCGTAGAGGTGGAGAGAATCAAAGGTACTTTACCGATACTCAGTATGCAGAAAAACCGGGGGGTTTTAAAGAAACAACGCCTCCTAGCATTGCAGAAGCACAAGCAAGGGCTGCTACACAACGCGCTCAACTACAACAGCGTAATATGGTTCCTCAAGCTATGGCTATGGGTGGTATTGCTAATGTTAATCAAGCCTATTATTTAGGTGGTTCTACTGATGGTATGGCTGATCTAGTACCTGCAACTATTGACGGTACACAAGAAGCACGTTTAAGTGATGGCGAGTTTGTTATACCCGCTGATGTAGTAAGCCATCTTGGTAACGGTAACTCTGATGCTGGAGCAAAACAATTACATGGCATGATGGATACTGTACGTAAAGCACGTACTGGTAGAGAAGAACAAGGTATACAGATTGACCCTAACAAGTTTATGCCTAAGATGGCACAGGGTGGCATTATGAACCTGCAAGGTGGTGGGTCTGTCTACCAAAATGCTGTACCTAAAACTAATTTTAACGTTGCTGGTCAAGTAGTAGCAACGGACACAGATATTAACAGTACTGCTACAACTGCTAATATGGGCAACACAGGAGCGAATAATCCTGAAAATCAAATCGCCGGTTCAGAGTCTTCGCTATCTAATTACGTAGGGCCATACGTAACAGACATGCTAGGCAAGGGGGCTGCTTTAGCGGAGACACCCTACCAAGAGTTTCAAGGGCCACTTACTGCTGGAATATCTGACTTACAACAACAGTCGTTTACAGGTATTGGTAATTTACAAACTCCTACAAACATGGGTGTTAATAGGTTTGATGCCACCGCTGCTCAACAGTACATGAACCCCTATTTGATGGCTTCTATTAATCCGCAGATAGATCAAGCTCGTCGCCAAGCAGAAATACAACGTGTCGCTGATGCAGGTAGGTTAACTAAAGCAGGTGCTTTTGGAGGCTCACGACAAGCGGTTATGGAAGCAGAAGGTAATCGTGCATTGGGGGATCGTATAGCTGGTATAACTGGACAAGGTTACGCTTCTGCATACGACAGGGGGTTAGCGCAATTTAATCAAGAACAAGCCGCTCGTAATAAGTTTGGGTTTGAAGTTCTTGGTGGACAAGCTACGGCAGGTGACAGGCAACGTACTATAGAACAACAAGGCATTAGTGCCGACATATCTCAGTTTGAAGAAGAAAGAGATTTTCCTTACAAGCAAGTGCAATACCAACAATCATTGCTACAAGGATTACCGCTAGAAGCTCAGTCAGTGTCTTACTCTACTCCTAGCACGTTGTCTCAATTAGCTAGTGGAGATAACGCGATTAGTACTCTATTTAACAGGTATGGACTTGGTAGTTTATTTGGTGGTAGTAGTGATGGAGAGGAATCGTAATGGCTTTTGAACAGAATGGGATAGGTAGTATTGTAGAAAAAAAAGTTAATGCTTATCGTAATAACCCACAGGCGTTAGAAAAACGATATCAACAAAACGAACAGTTGATAGACCTGCTTGCCCTACAAAAACTTAAAAATGAAAAGGTTGCTACGGCCAACCAGATAGCGTTATCACTAGAGAATAACCCCAACACCCGTAAAGAGCAGCTTGAACAAGAAGTCTTGGCTTTGACTAAGAATGAGATGGCGCAACAGGCTACTGGTATCTTAGGTCAACAACAAAAACAACAACAAAAAAATATACAACGTGTTGCTAAAGGGCAAGGTATACCTGCGGCCCAACCCCCTCAAAGGGCTGCTCAAGGCGGTATTATGGGATACGCGCATGGTGGCGAGCATGACAGTGAAGATGTTGACGAAGGAGGAATGATAGACTTTGTTACAGAAAATGCGGCTGAACTAGTTGCTGCGGGAATCTTTGGCGCAGATCAATTAAACGAAGCAAGAAAAAAAGGGGGTTTAGGTAATCTTGCAATATCAGCAATAGATAAACTTAAAAAACTTCCCGGCAGAGCCGGTAAAATAGGAGACATTGCGGCAAAAGCAGCGCAAATGTTTACTAGGAAAAAGCCACCTATACGAGGGCCAAGTACCTCATTAACAACGCAAGCAGATGCAGGTAAGCAAGGTATTCTTAGTATGCCGGGTAAACTAATATCGGGTGGAAGGGAAGTTAGTCCTTCAAGGGTAGCAGCGGGAGCAGGAGTAGGGTTAGCGGGTGCAGCGGCAGTAAACGCTTTAACAGACGACGAAGGTACATTGACAGACCCTATAAAGGTAAAGAGTGCAGATCCAGTTAAGGATAAAAAGCCCTCTCCTGTTGATCCTTTAGAAGAACGAAGACTAGAGATCCAAAGACAAAAACAAGAACTTATTAAGCAAGGCGAGACTTTTGATCCTACCGAAGGTATAACTGGTACTGCAATTTCTGATAGAAACGAAGCGTCTGGGATAAATGCAATTTTAAAAAATCAAATAAATCAAGATCCTATGGCTTTAGCTAATCAAGAACGAGATGACTTCTACAAAGATTCAGATCGTACAGGTATAGCTAGCACTCTACAACGCAGGATAGATGATATAGAGGCATACGATGCTAAGAGATATGACCCTGCTAGGGTAGAGAAAGAAGCTGCAAAAAGAGCTTATGAAGCTATGGGTGTAGCTGGTGCGGGTTCAGCCGGAATAAATGCGGCTAGAAATAGCTATATGGATAGCGCAGAAAATGCTCAACGTAACAGTCTTGTTCAATACTTTAACTTGGAGCAAGCTAAGATAGGTAGAGACTTAGAGATTGTAAACAAGGGCAATGAACTTAAAGCTAAGATATGGGGAACTCTTGCTACTGAACGATCAAACGCTATGAGTATAGTATCTAGTGTTAATGTAGCAGATGTGCAAAATGCAACAGCACAAGCTAGTGAAGCTCGGCAAGCTAATGACGCTAAAATAGATAGGCAGTTAACTTCTCTTAGAGATGATAGTGCTGATAGACGCGCTGAAATAATGGCTAGTATTGAGAATAGAAAGATAGATGTAAATTTATACAGAGATTTAATGGCATTAGAAGCAGAAGTAAAAGCCGCTTTACGTACGGATGCGAGATTTTTGAGGGGGCAAGCGGCAATGGATAAACGTGCGGCAGATCCAGATGCAAAGTTAACTCCGGAAGAACAAAATGACGCTATGTATTCCGTAGTTCAACTTGAAGAAGCCAAAGTCAAAGCTATGCTTACTAAGGTTGAAGATGCGTTAAGTGGAGGGATTTTGAGAGAAGCTGAAGAAAATCAAGATGAAGTTACGGATGATGATGGAGATATAGCAACGGCAGTTGCAGCCATGCAAGCAGCGGCAGGTAGTTAAATAATATATGGCTACAGTAGCGGAATTAAAAAAAGCTATTTCTTTTTACGCTCGTTCTGGAGAAACAGATAAAGCGTATAAGCTACAAGAGAAACTTATTGCCCACCAAAGAGCGCAAGCCATTAGTATGTTTGGAGAACCTGCTTCAGATGCGGGTATACTTGAAAACATAGGTAAGGGTCTTGGTAGCGGCGTTACAGGGTTTCTTGAAACTAGTGCGCTTGGTGCAGCTACTCTTCTTGAAGAAGAAAACGAACTTGTAGCCCGTAAAAAAATTAAAGACTTTTTTGATATAGAAGCCCTAAAGGGGGCCGATGAGGAATCTTTAGCGTTTCAAATCCCTTCTGCTATTGGATCTATAGCAGCTCTTGCCCCCACTGCTCTTGTTGGTGGAGTTCCTCTTGCCGGTGTTTTAGCTGCTAGCGCTGGTGCTGGCGAGGCAAGTGAACGCGCTCGTGGTTTTGGGGCAAGTGAAGAAGATCGCGGTATTGCTTCTTTAAAAGGTATTGCTGTAGGTGCTACAGAAATATTACCTCTTGGTAGGTTATTTAAGAACTTACAGATTCCCGCAGTACAAAAAGTACTAGACAAACTTGGCCCTAAATCTATAGAAGGTATAAAAAGTAGAATACAAAGCGCAGCGGGGACAACAGCAGTAGAAGGCGCACAGGAAGGTGCAGCCGCTATACTTCAGAATCTTGTAGAACAGGGGTACAACCCAGAAAGAGAACTTGTAGATGCTGGGGTATTTGAAGAAGCAGCTATAGGCGGTACTGCTGGTGGTATATTCCAAGCACTTGTAGACGTGCTTTCTGGTAAGCGTAAGCCTAGAACTACTGACACCGAAAGCTCCGAACCTAGTGAAGTAGTTACCACAGAAGGACTCGGTGCTACTGGTGTAGTTACAGAGGAAGAACTCGGTGCTACTGATGTGGTTACAGAGAAAGGACTTGGTGCTACTGGTGTAGTTACAGAGGAAGAAGCTAGTAAAGTAGACAAAGCAGCCGTTGACGAAATAGCAGGGGAAGCAGAAGCAGACGAAGTAGCGGGGGAAACAGAAGTAACTGAAGCAGACGTTGGCGAAGTAGTAGACGAAGTAGCGGGGGAAGCAGAAGTAACTGAAGCAGACGTTGACGAAGTAGTCGCTGCAACGAGTCAATACCAAGAACAACAAGAAAAAATAGAAAGTCTTCAAAATAATGTAGATGAAGTAGGGTTTTCTTTAAATATTGCAGAAGAAATAAAAACAAGAATTGGTGAAGGAGCAACTTTTGATACTGCTTTTAACGAGGTAGAATCTGAAGTAGGGATGAGGGTTGATTTATTTTACGGCGATCAAGAAAAGCTCGATGCTACTAAGAATAAGGAAAGGGTAAATAGGGATGCTATATCATCTGAATCAGGAGGAACTGGAGATGGCTTTTCAGCTACTGGAGAAGAAGTCACTCCAGAGAGCAATACCCCAGAATCTGCTAGAGTTAACACAGGAGGAGTGGACGAGTTTGGGCAAAGTTCTGAACGTATTGTTGGAGGAGAAGGGGGAGGGGAGCGTGCATTAAACCCAGAACAACAGCGACAAGCAGCCGCCGACGCAAGAACACAGAAAAATAGAAATGATGTAGCGGCCTACAGCCAAACTTTTTCAAATCAAATAAAAGGGTTAGAATCGAAGATAAAAGCGAATATAGCCCAATATGCAGAGAAGAACGCAGAGGGGTTTGACGTTGAAGCCCTGCGTGGGAAATATGTCTCTGTAAACCCTACAACAAAGAAATTTAGATTTAGAAAAGGGTCTACCCCAGAATTTATAGAGGCTTTGCTTGGTAGAAACGTACTTGAGTCTGATATAGCTAGATTAGATAGGTTAAATACACTAAAACCTATGTCAGACCAAACAGTGTCAAAGATTATTGGTACAGAGAAAGAATATTTAGAGAATAACCCTAATAGCACAAAAGAGGACTACCAACAACTGTCTGCCGAATTAATAAACCAAAAAAAGGTAGATGCATATGTAGGTAAATTCGATACCCCTACTGACGCTATATACAATGCGGTTTATGAAGTTGCTGACAAGCAGGAAAAAACTACCGTCGCTGACGCAGAGAAAGGAGAAGAGAATATTGGTTCAGACGTAGACGTAGTAAAAGAACTGTACCAAGGTTTGGGCGGCGAAAATGCTCAAGCTGTACTAGATTGGGCGAGTGTTAATCTCTCAGCACCCGTAGAAAAACGTCTAAATAGTTTTGTAAAAGAAACAGAAAGAAGTATTAACTCCGCAAGAGACGCGGTTAGACGAGGTTCTGACATAGATGAACTACGTAAGGCTCTAAGGTTAGAAGGTATAGACGGGTTAGGAAATAGGAAGATTACAACTAACCTAGGAAGAGTAGGAGGGTTGAATGAAGACCAAAATAAAGGTTTTTTTGACCCAGAAGCTGATTCTAAAAATAGGACAAGACCCTACATACTTGATGGACAGTTAAAAGAATTATTGAATAAAAGAAATAGTGTGCCTAAAGAAGATGCGGGTGCTGTTGAAACTTTAGAGGTAATAGACAGTAAGATAGAGGAAATACGGGAGGAACTAGCTGATATAGCAAGAAAAGAAGAATTAAAAGGCTCACAAGTTAAAAGCGCCGATAGTTTAAATAAAATTTTAAAGAGGACAGATTCTAAAACTTATAGGGATGCAGACGGCAATATAATTACTAGCCCTCGTAGAGAGGAAGAGGAAACCAAAATTATAGCCGCTAAGATAGAAAATCTTACCCCTAAAGAGAAAAATGCCCTAAAAGAAGCTGGAGGTGCCAAAGATATTAGCGATAACCTAAGAATAAGTCTCAAAGCTATTATTGATGCTAGTAGGGATTACGGAGACTCTTATTTAGAAGCCCTACAGGTCTTTGAAGACCTGCCTATAGGGAACATAATTACCCAACTTAAAAGAGTCAAGGTTAGTAACACTTTTAGTAATAAACTTCCTTTAAAGTATATAAATAAGTTAGACGGTAGGGTAGACGATTCGGTAGCTACTTTAATAGTAGAAGGCAACTTGAGCGGTGCGCTACTAGAACTTAGCAACACCTCTACAGACAAGAGAGTAAAGCAGGTTGCCCGCGTTCTTTCTGAGGCTGTAGGGGATGCTAGAGTTGAGGTTATGGAGTCAGGAGACAATTATGCCAGCGACAATATAGCTTACATAAACCAGAACGAAGGCACTAACGGTGGGTTGTACGTACACACCCTATTACACGAAGGGGCGCACATTGTAGTAAACAATATAACGGGCAACAAACCTTCTCACCCCCTTACTAAACAACTAAACAAATTGTTTGAGCAGGTAAAGGGTAATTTAGATGGGGAATACGGCACACAAGACCTGCAAGAATTTATATCCGAAGCGTTAAGTAACTCTAGGTTTCAAGCCAGACTAGCTGCTATGTATCCTGATGGCAGTCCTATGACTGCTTTAAATAGTTTCTTTAGGAGTGTTACTAATTTCTTGCGTAGGCTAGCGGGAATGGACACTAAGCCTTTAGATTCTGCGTTAGACCTTGTTGATAGAGAGCTAATAGCTTTCCTATCTACTTCTCCCGGTACTAGAGATAGTGGATCTATGCATGGTTATGCATCACGGGAAGGCGTGCAAAAACTGGCTAGGGAAATAGGAGACATACAAAAAGGTTTTGCCCGCCCCACAGCTAAAGAAGCAGACAAGTTTAATAGGGAAGTCCTAGATATATCCGACAAAATAGTTAATGGTGCCTCTAAGCTAGGTATATTTGGTACTTTTGATAGCCTTCTTATGGGGGACGTAGCTAAAGCAAGAGGGTTCGGGGATCTAGGCATAGAGCTTCATAAAACAATACAGTCAGTTCGCGGTAAGAAAGCAGAGTCTGATAGGTTAGTACAGCAAGAGATAACTAAAGTATCAAAATGGGCAGCTAAAAACCCCAACGAAATGGACATGCTTAACGATCTAATATACAGCCGTGAATATGGTGCAACTATATACCAAGTAGATCCCACGTTAACACGTCAACAGGCTAAAGATAGATACGTAACTATAAACAAAAAAGGGGAATCTAAGTACGCGGTCGATAAAGACAGCGGTAAAGAACTGTTTGAGGTATGGGAAGAGCAGCAAAAGATATGGGGTAAGTTAGGAAAAAGTGGTGGGCGCAAGATATATACTGATATACGAGACATGTATAAACGGCAGTACAAGAGGCTAGAACAAGTAATTAGGTCTCGTATGGATGAAGTAGTAGGGGACGATAAAGAATCTGCCGCCAAGCTAAAGAAGTCTGTGTACGATAAACTTTTTGACTCTAAATCCTTAGATGTATATTTTCCTTTGGCACGTAGGGGTAAGTATAAGTTGACCTATTCTACTCCTGTAGAAGAAGGAGCAGACGGGCAAGCCAATCGAGATTCTTTTGTTGTGCTTATGTTTGAGAGTCAGGCTGAAAGAGATGCTCAAGCACAAAAAGCTATTAGCGACGATATGTTAAATGTAACTCTTAGCGATGGAGAAGTAGATTTTAACAGTTATAAAAACAATCCAGATGGTTCTTTTGTCAACCAAGTATTGTCTACTTTAGATAAAGCTAAAGCCTCCCCCGAAGTAAAACAAGAGATAATGGATTTATTTGTAAAAGCCTTACCTGAGACTTCTTTTGCTAAGGCGTTAGTTCGTAGGGAGGGTTTTGAAGGGTATGAGAAAGATGCTGTTTTTGCTATGCGTTCAAAAGCATACGATCTTGGGGCGCAAATAGAACGCCTTGATGTTATGAGTAAGCTGTATAAATTAGAAGACGGGATAATCGAAAAGGCTAAAGATCTAAACAAAGACCTCAGAACAACAAACCAAAAAAGCACTACGGACGCTATCGCTAAAGATTTACTGGAACGTGTTAAGTTTACTAAATTTGGCGCACCAAACAAAACGGTTGACGCTATTGCTAGAAACCTTAATCAAGGAGCGTTTATTTACACTATAGGGTTTGGTGCTTCTTCTGCGATAGTTAATACTAGTCAGTTACCTATGGTTGTATACCCCATGTTAGCTGCTCGCTATGGCAATAAAGCAACTATGCAAGCGATGACAGAAGCGGCGGGTATAACCACAAGTAGCGGCAATGCTATAGACGCTTATTTTGACGTAGCCCCTATTACTAAGAGAGATAAAGACGGTAACGATGTACCTACAGGAGAGGTTAGCTACACACTTAAAAAAGACCTACCCAAAAATCTTGAGAAAGTTTATGGCCCTCTAGACGTACTGGTTAAAAGAGCCTCGCAGAGATCCTATCTAACACAATCTTTCTTGGCTGATGCTTTAGGGCTAGACGAATCGGCACAAACTTTTGAATTCTTACAAGAAAAACTAGGTTTAGAACGCGCTAAAAAGCTGCCTTCGTCGGAGTCAAATGTTCTTACAAGAACGCTAAACTCTGTATCGGCAATATCAGCAATTATGTTTAATGCTGGCGAGAAGTTTAACCGTCAAACTACTTTGGTGGCATCCTATAACCTAGCTTTAGGAGATATAACTAAGGGCAACCCAAAAGATAAGGATGGTAACCCTACGAACGTAACTAAAGCTCAAAAAGAAAAAGCCGCAGATCAGGCTATGGACATGAGCACTCAGTACAACGGTGGGGCAGTACTAGAGACAGGCTCAAGGTTGTCTCAGAATAGCTACGGACGTGTTGCCTTTATGTACAAAAACTTTGGTTTGCGTATGTACTCTACTATGTTGCAGTCGGGTAAAAGAGCCATAGAATACCAATTTTACCCCCCTCCAAATGAAACAGCAGTTGAAAAAGAACAGCGTTTACTGGAGCGAAACATAGCTGTAAAACAATTACTGGGACTACAAGTAACCTCGGTGCTATTAGCAGGTGTTCAAGCAGCCCCCCTGTACGGGGCATACGAGATAGTACGAGAGATTATAGATTTCTTTGACGAGGATGAGTTAGACGATCCTGATACTATTGCACGTCAATACCTAACAGAAGGTTGGTATAAAGGCCCGTTGGTTCAGTTACTAGGTATAGACTTCTCAGAAAGGATTAGGCTAAACAATTTACTATTTGAAGAAAACAGGTTTAATTACGACCCATCCCTAGAGGAAAACCTTTTCTACTACTTTGGTGGCCCCGCATTTAGTACAGGTAAAAGATTTGCAAGAGGATTTAACGATTTACTTGAAGGGGAAGTCGCAAGAGGTATAGAAAATCTTGTTCCTCCTGCACTCGCTAACATTCATAGAAATACATTTGGTCGGTATGCTGAAGAGAGGAGCATATTAACAAGAAGGGGAGACCCTATAGTTACCGATCTAACACTAGGAGATTTGTTTGCGGGTGCTATAGGTTTTCCACCCGTAGAGTATACTCAAGAGCAAGCCTTTAAAAATACTGAGCAGCGTATAAAAAATAAAGTTAATGAAGAGAGAACAAAAATCCTACGTAAGCGTAACATGGCTATAGAGCAAGGTAATTTTCTAGAGATACGAGAGGCAGATAGAGAAGCGGTTGAGTTCAATAAAAGGTACAGGAGGGTGACCACTAACCCTATAACCTTTGAATCTAAGGAAAAGTCGCTAGCTTCTTTTAGAAGGTTTACCACTGATATGTATAATACTTCTTCTAATATGGCGGGAGGGTATGCGCCGTATTTCCTAGCTAAGAGAGATGCTTACGATAACTCTTCTATACTATCTCAGCTAGTAGGAGAGTAAGTTAGGGTTAATACGTTCTCCATATACGAACGCCTAACTTAGTGTCTTCAACCAATACCCTAATCTCTATCCCCCACTCTTTTAGTTTAAATATGCGTCTACACTCCGCAATGGTTTTCTTTGTGTTTATACAAGGGATAAAAACAGAAGCATTCACAACCATACTGTCCCAATCGACTATTATCTTTACCCCATCTGGGTCTAAATCATACAGGGTCAGCACTGGGAGGCTCTATAAAATTCATACTAGTGCAGTCTATACGTATAACCCTTGATACACCTAAATCTAGGGATACGCCTTTACTTAATCTGATAGAAGCCGGTCTAGCTTTTAGGTGCTTACCACTATAGAGGTCTGCCTTAAAAGAAGGCCAAGGTATGGCTTGCTTCAGACAAAAAGTTTTAAGGTATTTTGGTAATAGGTATAGCGCCTCAGTATCTGGTTCGTACCTACCCACCACTCTAATTCTAGGATCTGTTTCTGGTATGCTCATATCATCGCTAGCCCGTAGATCAGCGGTGCTTTTTATCCTAAGTATGTTACCCCAATTCTCGTATATATAACTGTTGATAACATCTGCTATATCTACGTCCATGTCTTGTACACCCCTCTTATTCTCTTCCAAAAGTCTCAAAGCAAACCCACCAAGACCCTTGCTAGAATAAGCTATTAGCCCTAACTTTACGGCTATGTAAGCGCCCGTTAAAGTGCAAGCTACTTTCCAAGACCAGAATCTATTTTCAGCTTTAAGATTTGCTTTCTTATCTATCTTCTGTTGTATGGTAGTTAGTATGTGGTTTGTCTGGTCTATGTTATTAATAACCCACTGTATGTAGATTGGCCCTGCGTGACCATAAGAACTTACCGCGTTGGCTTGATGCTTGTCAGTGAGATGCTTGCTAGCACTATCGTCAAAAAGTTTAACGGGTCTAGATTCCATCATCCTCTGTGCTTCTGCTTTAGGAGCGTTCTTCACTTGCGATATAATATCTAACACACTTCTATTACCTGATGTAACAGAAATGAGACTCCACGGCTCTCCCCTACTTCTTTCTACGTTTGCACCGCCCGCCATACGGTTTCTCTGCCTACCACTGGATAGTTGGTACACAAAGTTAGATAGCTCAGTAGGGTCTGCATTAGTAAGTTCGTCGATGTAAAACGGCAGGTTATGGTACACCTCTCCACGTAACATTAGGCTAGAGTTGGTGTCTACTTTATCTAACACTAATTCATCTGGTTTACCCCATACCCCCATAGCTACATACTTGGCAGTTGTTTTACCTAGTCCAGATTCTTGGCTGTAGAGGTGCATACCTGTACAAGCCACTGGGGTAAGGGCCATCAATGGAGACCCAAAAGATGTAGCCACTATGTACTGGTGCAACTCAAATTCTTTACGGTTATAGAAGTTGGCGGTATCTTTCCATTGCTCTAAAGTACCCTTGGGTTTAAAGGCATAGAACAAATTCTTGGTAGCTTTTGAAGGAGGGTTGTCTTCGATTCTATCGCCAAATATTTGTTTGTCCCCCAGTACGAACGACTCAAACTTACCACCTACCCACCCAAATTGTGTATGGGCATTCTGTGTTTCTGTAGTGGCTTGTAGTTCGTTTATCCATTTAATCGTGTAGTGCATTATATCGTCCATCCTTGCTACGGCGACACCGTGGCTAGTCATCTCTTTACGGAATTCTTGTGGTGAAGTTACAACGGTTAGTGGCACTGTAAACTCACGCATTGGGTCTTTAGGTAAGTGTAGCCTCATAACTACACCTTCTCCCTCATCTGGGTCTTCTATACGTTTAACTACGTACAGATCGTAAGGGTATATCTGCCTCTCTTCTGTCTCTCCATCTTTGTCTTTTCTTCTTATGTAAACACCCCCATCTGCCCCCCTAAAGTATGGGGCGGGGAACTTGGGTATGTCGGGTGCTCTACCTTCTTTCACCCTCGCACCTAGCGTTATAGGTGAGGATTTCTTATCCCAGTGTGGACACTCCTCACATACCCCCGCACGGTGTTCATTTATAGTTGAGCATTTGTGTACGTGCTTAGTTGTGTCATATTTATTATCTGTTTCCTCTGGATCGTACCCAGAGTACTTACTAGATAGTTTATGGACACCTTTTCTGCCCCCATCAACACAGTGTTTGACAATAGATATTGCATCAAACCACAGAGGTTCGCTTACATCTTCGGGGTTCTCCCAAACATACCGCATCTGAGCGCACTTCTTCAAAACATCTTTGAAGTAGCTTTCCCTGTTATTCACAAGACGTTGGGCAAGTACACCAAAGTCTTCTATCTTAGATGGTTCTCCTATCGGATCGTCCCCTACCAATAGTGCAAAAGCCTCAAAATCTATAGACCCTTTACCCCCTAAACAACTTACTTTGGCGGGGGGATTTGTTTTATAGTTATGGGTGTTAGGTAGACGTAAGACTCTAGCGCCATCAGAAGTGACGGCGGCATCCGCTTTAAGATCGTGAACGGCGCAGAGTTTCTTTAGTCTCTCGGCTATAGGGAACCAATCAGCGTATATAACATGTTCAGACAGGGGCCAATACGCATGTATGCCGCGTCCTGAGTTAACTACTAAAGGTAGAGGAAAGTCACAAACCCTGCAAAACCTTTTTAAGTCATCCAGTGCTTCTGTCTGGTTGGGGTAGTCCTTGCCATCGCCGCAATCTAAGTCCAAGAAAAAAGACTTTAGTTTGTGGGTATTAGTAACTTTACGCGAGTCTTTTTCTTTAAACGTGCTAAGAGCGAAGTAAGAATCATACCCTTTGCTGTCTAAGTCCTGCGCTGTTTCTATAAGTTCCTCAAGCGTTGAATGAAACTTCTGTACCCTTTTCCTACTCTGCATGTTGTAAGCAAACGTGCAGTATAACCCTTCATCTGATACGACCTTTTCTAAAAATTCTTTTGCGTCCATTCTTATTATTCCCAAGGCAGGGTAGCAGGGGTGCGTAAGCACCCTTTTCGGTATTCCTAGCTACTTGGTTTATTTGGCTGTCAGTCATCCCACGTTGCAACGATATCTGCTATATCTGCATCGTTTTCCGTGGGTGCGCTAGCCTTCTTTTTTACTGCCTTTGTGGGTTCTGGAGTTGGTTCCTCTACTTCCGCTTCGGTCTCCTTCACCTCTTCAGTAGCCGACCCAAAAATATCTGCCGTTACTACCTCTTCTTCCCCATCCAAAGTAAACCCTTCGGTAGCTTCAAATGGTGATCTTATTTCGGGAGTTTTAAGTTCTAAGACTTGAATAGCAACTGGTCTCAGTCTCACACCGCCTGTCATTCCGTGGGGGTGAAAGGTTACCGCCACGTTAGCTACACTGCCAGACCCCAACTTAAATCCTTCGGGAAACTCTTTATTCTTAGCGTCAAATATTTTAGGCAGGGGTACTGGGTTGCCATCATAAGAAGCTGCTTGCCTACATTTACCGACAAACTTATCGTCCTCTCCCTTCTCAGGTTGGGGTACTTTTGCGGGCCAACCTTTTTGCTTCTTTTCCTGATAGGCTTTCGACATCTCCGTCCATAAATCTTTTGCCTGATCTTTGTTCATCATAAACTGAACTTCGTAGCAAGCACCGTCATCAGTGGGGTCACAGGGTACACTCCTACCACGTTCACCAGCACTTGAATCAAACCTATAGGGACGATCAACTTTCGGGTACAACACTTCTACTGCTTTTAATATATACATGCATTTTTCCTTACGTTGCGTTTAGTTCATAACCTTCAGCAATGTCAAAAGGTGAGTTGGGTGCAACGACAAAACCTGTTGCCGTGTGAGTGTCTACACTGTCTTGCAATTGTTTCACCGCAGACAACTCCTCATCTCTCAATGATCGCATTGGCTTGAAGAAAAGTTTGGGTACATTACTACTTGAGTCAAAGTACATTCTTGTTAGAACGGACGATATCTCGCTACCTCTGCTTACTAAAAACTTAATATACTCTTGCATCGGTAGATGACCTCCCTTGGCTTTCCCATATATGGATGTAGCGGGGAGTTTTAGTTTATACATAGTATCTAACTGCCCTTCAAAAGCAACCGCTATATTCTGTATAAACTTGCAAGCTCTACCACGGTTATGCCCTGACCCACGAATATTGTGTGTGCAGTCTAAACAGCGGTTCGCTTGTTTGCTAACTTCTGGTACACCCTTGTCAGGGCGTTGACTATCCAAAGACCAACACGTAGGTGCTTTATGAACATTCGGTTCATACTCCCCTTCGTAGTAGACTCTTGATACATCAGCCATACCCACCACAATAATGTCTTTGAAGTCTGCATCTGCCGTGGTCTTGTAGCCGTGACCGACAACAGAGAATTTTTTACCCTGCATACTGATTCGGCGCACATTTAAAAGTCCATATCCGCCATATCGTTGGTATATTCGATAGGCACCTCCTTATCCAATTTTTCTTTCTTCAAAGCCGATTCGACTTCAGATATTTTAAACCTGTATGTCCTAGCTACCTTCAAGCAACAATCACTAGGCAGTATTCCATTACCTATCCAAAGACGTATGGTAGGTATAGACACCGACAAGTGCTCTGCCAACTCTGATATAGAAACATATTTCTCTGTCATTTTTTCCTCACTGCGATAGCATACTCGCTGTCTACGTTAAGACCTTTGGGTACTAGGTCAGGGTTTTCATCCAAAAACTGTTTTACGTTGTTCTGGTTAAGGCGTTTATCAAAAAACTCTGGTACTTGGTTCTCCATGATGAACTCGTACATAGACGACCAATCGGATGTCCAATACCTAGTCTTAACTGATCTATAGAACAAACCCTCTGAAGTCCTAACACTCTCTATATTCTGCTCGGCACAGTAATCTAACAACGCCTGTTTAACCATATCAAGCTGATCTGATAAAGAAGAGTCTTCTTCCTTGTATTTAGCGGCTATGTCAGACCTACGTTCCTTTATTTTGAGGTAGGTTTGGACTAACTTCTCAGGCTTTAATGTCACAGATACTCTCCGTTTAGTGCTAAAGAGTATAGAATAGTGATATTTAGTTAGTTAATCAAGTATTTCTTCATATAAAGTTATAATTTGTGAATGGACATCTATCCTACTATCTAGCAGCCTGTACACACGACGCTCTATATCAGAACCTTGCAGTTGGACGACTGTACATTTATGGTTTTGCCCTGACCTATGCACGCGGGCATTAGCTTGAAGGTATGTTTCTAGAGAACTTGTCGGCCCCCACCATACAACTGTGTTAGCTGCTGTTAAAGTTACACCATGTGCTGCTGCTTGTGGCTGTATTACCAGTACACGTATATCATCTTGCGTTTGGAAACTCTTAAATACCTCCGTTCTTTTTGGGGCCGGTACATCACCTCTAATATATGTAGTGGGTATACCATCTTTGTTAAGTTTATCTGTAATAAGGTCTATAGCATGTTTAAACGGCACGAAGACAAGCACCTTCTTGCTTGACTCATCTATAACCTCGCGTAGTACCTTGTAGCGGTGCGATATGTCAAACTCTAGGGCATCTCCATCGTCTGTGTATACAGCACCGGCAGATATCTGTAGTAGTTTGTTCATGTTGACTGCGGCGTTAACTGAGGTTATCTGCTCCCCTGCGGCTTGCATTACCATCTTATCTTTTAATTCTTTATAGTATTTTTTCTGCTGTCTTGTAAGCTCTACCTCTCGCGTTGTATACACCATAGGAGGTAAATCTAGGCACTCGTCTTTAGTAAAACGTATAGCCGGTTGTAAGGCGTTGTACACGATGGTCGAGGAATCTGGTTTGGGCATCCACTTGAATTGACTAACCCTTAACATAACTTGATCTCTAAACGAACCGTAGAACCTCGGTACACTAGTAGGGTTAACTATTTTAGCTAGGCCGTAAGCATCTAAAGGACTCTGTGCGGCAGGTGTGCCTGTCATCATCCACACCCATGTGTGAGGTTTAACCATGCGGTTGAGTACTTTCCACCGATCTGTCCGTGCGTTCTTATAGTGTGTAGCTTCATCTACAATTATTAAATCTCTACTGCTTAAATCTTTTTCGAGAATAGCTAACCCATCGTAGTTTGTTACTATGTACTCAGCATCATTAGCTACAATCTCTTTGCGTTTTTTAGCAGAGCCATACGCTATGTCTACAGTTCTATGCATGGCGAACTTAAACAAGTCATCGCGCCAAGCAGAATCCATAATAGATAGTGGGCATACAATAAGCACTCGATTAATTACACCTTGCGATAGTAAGTAATCAGACGCCCATATTGCAGAAGCAGTCTTGCCAGTACCTTGTTCGTTAAAGCAGAACGCTCTTTTACGTAACGTGAGAAACGCAGATGTGGTCTTTTGGTGGTCGAAAGGAGCGTACTGCCCCGTCCATTTATACTTCTTCTCTATGGGTGAGGGTGCCTTTATATCCATACTTCTCAAAATCTGGCATTCGTCTATACCCCATTTAACCAATACCTTGTTGTCTGTTAATATTTTACTATGTTTTATCGCCCCCCTAATTTTGTTAGGGTCTTTTACTCTCAGGACAAGCGCCCTGTCATCTACTATTTGCATACAAACTCCAAAATAGGTACGTCTTACCCCCAAATATAGGTTGTTACAGTTTGTGTTTACATCACGTAACACTACATATAAGTTACCGGGTAATACTTATTGGGAAGATAACTCTTGTGGTAAACCCCGCTTCGCCTCCCGATGGGGTTAGGTCGAGATTATGGGACAAAGAAAAACAAAAAACCCTAGGCTTCCTAGATTTTATGCAGTGTAATTACACTCAATAGGAGAGAGATACTGCATCATTTAAAGACGGATCTAAGCACCGTCTACCACACCCAATTTTGTACGTAACCACTTATCGTTAAGCTGTTGCACCATATTCTTTTTTGACAGCTTGGATTTGACTTGTCGTTTGTTAGCCGCCGACTTTGCGTTTATGGGTGCGGTTCTATAATTTGTCATAGCGGTCACTCTCATCGTTAAAGTCTAATTCGTATGCATCGTTATCCTCAAGGGAAACGGTTTGTCCTGCATACACAACGCGATCAATACCGTCTTCGCAGTAAACCTTTATAGGTTGTTTCCTAGGCAATCTTCTAAACCTGTTGGTATTATCTGCACCTTGACTACGTTCCTCCGTAACTAAACTATCCTCCCGATCTCTATATGAAAACATAGCTATGCCCCTATATATTTAGGTTCTCTACCTTAGCCGTAGAGGTTAGTGTTATATCGCCATCACCATAGACACTGTATGCTGTGCGGAGTGCCTCTATTACTGCTTGGCAGTCAGCGTTAAACTTATCTGTGTCGTGGTGGTAGTCCATCATCTTGATTCGCGCTAACACTTCGGGCTTGGGTTCCCCTAACGTGTTACGTTCCACTCTTACTATGACTTCTTCCATCACTTTCTCCTTTTATAGTTTCTACTTCTATTAGCTGATTTACTTTCCACACGCACACCGTCTGCGTTACTACCGCCCTTGCTCAGTGCCTTGTTGTGGCTAACGTCTTTACCTTCGCGCTTGTCAGCACGACCATCTTTGTTAGCGTCCTTACCCTTCTTATCCATTGCGCGTCTGGCTCTCTGCCTCTCCATCCGTGCCTTATGTGCGGCACTACCCACAGGTGGATTATTTTGTTTCTTGCGGTCTTTCTTGTTCTTATACGGCATTAGTTTCTCCCGTTGTATATACACTCGGTAACGACACAATGTTGTTTACACAAACCACTAGGTTTGGCATTCCATACGTCAGTTTCATATGCTTTCTTCATCGTGTCAAACCCTGTGTACCATTTAGGCCATAGGCTAGATGCAGTAGAGTACTCGTAGTTCTCTTTCACAAGTGCCTTACATACAACAAACAATAGTCCTGCCCGCACTGTCTCTACAGCAGGGAAATGTTTAAACACCGCTAGAGCCATTAGCTCTAACTGATACTTGTCTGCATATCTAGTGTTCTTGCTAGTTTTGTAATCAACAACCCACGCTAGCTTGTCTTCTTCGTTGAGTATGATTAGGTCGCATATACCCCTGTACCAAGCATCTCTGTCGCTGAATCTACAAGGCTCTAGGTTCTCTGTAAGGCCCATCCTGTACTCACATAGTTTGTCCCCTTTCTTTGCTATCAGGGAATCTAGTACGGGTTTGCTATACATAAACTTTTTGGGTAGCGGCTCTCCATCTTTGACGTAGTGTTCTGCCGCCCTATGAAATTGGTTACCGTAGAACATTGCACTTGACTGTTTTTCCTTGTAGTCCTTTGCAACCTTCAAGTGGTAAAACTGTTTAGGGCATTGGTTGAATGATTTAAGTTTAGAGAAAGACCACGGAGCGACGTTCATTCTTCGCAGTCTCCATATGACTTACCTGTAAATGCCTCACAGTCTAGTGGTAACCCTTCTGCCCACTCAGGTGTTTCGCGCATACACTGCTCCACAAACAACTTAGCCTCCGTGACTTGATCATCCTTAACACATACTACCAACGAGTCATGTACAGTCAGCACGACCTTATACTCCTTACTAATTTTTAACATCTGGTCTGCGATTATGCATCGGGCAAAGGCTTGGCAGACATTCTCTACCACCTTCCCACCATACAAATTGATTCGGCCTTTGCGGGATTTATAGCTAAACTGTAACCCCTTCTCCTCTCGCTTAGATTTTATATCGTCGTACCGCATCATAATCCCAGAGGGTAATAGAATCCCATCCTCCTTATACTTTATAATGCCCCCAATACCATATCGTCCTTTATCTTTGTTAACTAAGTCCGTTAGCATTTTCTGAGCTTTGGCCCACAAATCGACTATACTGTTGTTGGCTTCGCGGTAGACTTGGACAATCCTACGACTCTCTTCTATAGTTATATCTACACCAAAATTTCCTAACTGATCTTGAAACCTATAAGACCCCATCCCATAGCCACATCCTAGTATGGTGGTCTTACCAACAAACCGTTGTTCTTTTGTAACCTCACTTTCGGGTATGCCATAAATACTCGATGCCATCTTTATATACACATCTTCCTTGTTAGCAAAAGCCTTCACTAGATCGTTCTGCTCTGACAACCATGCCAACACACGAGCTTCGATCTGAGATGAGTCACAATCTATAAGTGTGTATCCATCAGGTGGCACTATGCATTTCTTGAGAACTTTTCCATTGTCCCCACGGCTAGGTAGGTTTTGTATATTTATCTTATCGTCTCCACCCCAACGTCCTGTGTGTGCCGCGTAATATCTTATAGGCACAGGGAGCAACCCCCGCTTTGCGATGGATATAAATCTTTCAGTGCGAGTTTCTTCAAGGGTGCTTTTCACACCAAGGCGTGTGGTTACTAGTGTTTGCACCATAAAGTTTTCATGGTCAAGCAAGTCAGTAAATTTCTCGTCCGTTTTGGCAAAAGCAAATGTCATCTTACCGTTGGCGGGGCTTTTCTTCATCGGTGGCTTTACGCCATGATCTTTTAATATCTCCGCAAACTTAGGGTTACTCATCAAATCCTTCTTAGTAAACCCCGCGAATTTAAGCATCTGTTCTTTCTTGTGGCGAGTGGAGTCCAGATGAGTTTCTAACTTACTCAAGTCAAGATCGAGCATAGGTTGTGTAAACATCCTGAGTGTGCTGTCTATAACGCGCATCTCTTTCTTTGGGAACTTTGGTGCCATTTGTTTAAACAGTCCATAAGTCAACTCCACGTCGTTTATGCAGTAGTCCCCAAATTTATCTAACTCGGTGCTATTAAAGTCACTGCGTCCCTTACCCTTAGTATTTTGTATCTCTCCACCCTTAACACCAAGGTTATAAAGTTCGGCTAGTGAAGCCAAGCTAACACTAGTCTCTACACCATGTATGGCGCGACCCATACACATAGTATCTGCATATGCGCGAGGGTTTATACCGTATATCCAACTAAGTATTGCCCCATCAAACATAGTGTTATGGGCTAGGGCGAAGCTATCATCCCAGTTAAAACTTTTAAGGTAGGCTTTAAGCTCTCCATGCGTACCACTTGCCCACTCTGTCTCTCCATTATTTACCTTTACCCCTACACCGATCACCTCAAAACGAGGATCTCGGATATAGGATTCCAACGTCATCTTACGTAACGAGAAGTCCTTGTCATAGTAAGTCTCAAAATCTAACGTAATCAAGTCCACGGCTTAAACCTCTCCAGTACTTCCATATTTTTGTATGCTATTTTGTTAAGTTGCTTGGCGCTGATAACCCACAGGCACTCAGCGTCTTCATTGGATACCACAACTACCTCACTCCCATCCTTGTTAGCGAGATAGTCAGCTTCTTCAACAGCGGCACCGTGGTCAGTGAACATCATGCCCCTAACCGCGCAATCTCCGCGTCGATGTAGAACTTGATCTTCTTGGCATCACGTAGCTTGGTACTGTGCGAGGACTCGCCATAACGGTAGCAACTGCGGAATATCTCACCAATCTGCGCGTTCATATCCTTATGACTTATCAGGTTTTGTAACTCTGTACAACCTGTGGGTAACTCGTAGTAAGATGCTGTACTCCCATCACTCACAGCTTCTCCTATGGGTGGTAACTTACCTATAAGAGTGGAGTCTGAACTAACCGTGGTAAAGGTACTCCACGGGGCTGTCAGCGTTCCCCTATCCAAATCTAGTTTACCCGCACTCGATTGTTGAACTTGGTCTTGCTCTTCCAACTTTCTAACTTGTTCGCGTACAGCATTCATGTCTTTTCTACGCTCGTAAATCTCCCCTGCTTGAGCGGCAACACTAGGCGTTGCCATGTCTGAAGCCATACGTGCGTGGGCTTCGGTTTCTTTGAGAGCTTTGTTTATCTTATACACGTAGTTATACGACGCTCCCGTAGCCTTAGATACTGACTTGAGGGTCGCTTGTGGGTTTACTGCCATGTGCCGCTCTACCGACTGTCTTTTGCTTTGTTTCTTGCCCATATTTTTTCTCCAGTAGTTTAGGTTGTTAACGCTCGGTGCGGCTCATTGTGAAGCCAGTTCCTTGCGGCGGCTCGTAGGCGAGTCACCCCACACCAGTGCCGTTGTGTCGTGCATGTTGGCTTCGTTGATTACTAGTGCTATGCCCCCTGCGGAGCTTATGTCATGTAAATTCTTATCCTGTAAAGGAGTAGGTTTATTCTTGCCCGCCTTACATTCAATGCCAAAGAACTTACCCTTGTGACACCCCACTATGTCAGGAACACCACTGCCACCGTAACCGCCGGTAACAGGATAAAAGTAATAAGCACCCATATCTTTAAGGTGCTTAATCACTACCTTCTTTACCTTTACTTCCGGCGTTGATGCCATCAGCTATCTCCTCAAGTACGTACAGGATCTCTCTAGCTAGATCCACTAGGTCGTCGTTGTCTACATCTATCTCTATTTTTATCTTCACTGTATCCTCATACTGTATGACCAAGCTCTCGTCATACATTTTCCAGACCAAAAAAAGGGAGCCGAAGCTCCCGTAAAATGCTGAATGTAAATGGATAAACATCTATTCAGCTTGGTCGTAAACCAAATATTCGTTTGAACGTAGTCGTTTACCTACACCTTCCACCGCTTTAACCCAATCGGCTTCTTTGTTACTTAATATGTATAGTACTGCTAAACGACCTTGCATCCACTTGGGGAGGTTATCTATACAATCATACTCCCCCACAATATCTGAGTCAACACATTCCATACCAATACATGATATTCTAACCAGTTTAGTATTATTATCTATTACTACGTGATAAGCACTATTACCTTTGCTCACTATGTATCACCTTTGCAATATGCGAAGTACATGTCCTCACTGTCCCTGTACCCAACACCTTCTACGTGATCGCCAATATCTACCATAGATAGTACAGCCAGACTACCCTGCAACTCATCGTCCAAGGTATCGTTAGTAAACACAATAGGTCGTTGGTACTCGTCTACTGATTCATGTATTGACATGCGGTGAAAATTTGGGGAGATATTGTCTATGCGAATCACACTGTACGTCTGCACACCATGTCTGTCTTGAAACACCCGTACACAATACATGTTGTACTTCTTTTGTCTTAGCTCCTCGGCTTCTTTTTGTGCGGCGCGTAAGTTCTTTATGTCATGTTCTACTTCTACCGACATAAACTTATGCCCTATGTCGAGTAGCCGGTACAGTTCCTGATGTAACGCGGAATTATCTCTATACAAGTTCCTAGTAAGTGAATCGCGTCTGCTACATAGCGCACTTTCTGCATTTGTACTTATCCCATCCACTTTTCTAGACGCGGCACGTACATTCTGAGCCACGTTCTCCACCTCTGTGTAAGGTACAATCGTTGCCGATGCCCTTTTGACTGCTAGCTTAACCGTAGAGTACCGCGCTACATGATACTGCATCTTGTTGGAGGCGCACTTGTTGTTTTTTATACGTCTTGAGTACACAGTAAATTTTCTTACCCCAGTATCGGATACCGTCCAATCCCCATACCCGACCCAACCCATAGCGTATAAGTCTTGCTTGCGGTACACATGAATCTTGGTTGCCTTAGCCGCTTTGCCGTAAAATAAGTACGCGCCACGAAAGTAATCGTTTAGTTCTTTAAGGTATCGTACTACCCTGTTGTTTACCCTCGCGGTTTCAAACGCTTGTTCTCGTCTACGTATTGCGCGTTTAGCGTCCCAACTATCTAATGTTTCGTACTGTTCTTGTTTCCATTGCTCAGATACTTCCATTTCTCCTAGGCTTACCTCCTGTAGGTTAGGTACATCTATGACACCTAAATCTGTTGGGTACTTGGGTGCTGTCCAATCTTCAACAAGTTTAGGCGAATGTTCTCCCACTAGCTCGTAGCCTACATCCGCTGATGGTACTGGTCTGAAATTCATAATTGTATCTCCTGTCTAATAGGTTGATGGTTATAGAAATCACCGTATTGGTTTACTAGTTTGTTGATCTGCGATTTGAATTTCTTCCTGTCGTAAAACTGATCCTTGGCTACAAACCTCTGAAGGGTTCTGTCCCACTGCATAGAACCGCCGTTCTCTACAATCAAATGCATAAAGCTAGTCAATAGATCAACACGTTGTGGGGAGTCAAGGTGTAATGCCGCACGTACTTCTCCGGGGTTTGATATCAATGCCCCACATACGCTATCTTTTACTTCCCCTTTTAGTAGTGGGGCCATGATGCAAGCCCAATCAGAGAAGTCTTGTATATCCTTGACGTACTGCTCCTTGGCCTCCTTGTCCACAATCTTTTTAGCGGGTAACCACTTAGGGCTTACAAGGTTCCATTGATCGGGTTTCGCGGATGCCCTGCGATCATAGCGCCGTTCAAAAACTAGTTCGCGTCTATAGGTAGACCTGATCACCCATTCCCTCCCGCTATTTTCAACGGCACCCCAACTGCCCTCGCTTTCGGGGAGAAAGTATGTCTGGATAGTCTTGCTTCTCAGACCGCTCCAAGCTCTTTGGTCAGGCACGTATTCATTGTGCTTTATGGTCTGCTTCTCGTATCTCCAACCAACAGGTAGAAATTCACGGAAGAAGTCACGGGCAGTACCAGAGTACTTGCTGATGCCACCACATAACGTAATACGATCACGCATGTCAGCACCATTAGGGTCTAGAAGATCCCAAGTGATCATAGGGAATATAAAGTCATTGGACAGGTGTGTGCCTCCATGACCTACCACTCCTAGGATATACCTGTGATCGTGGACTTTGACTATCCTCTCGTGTTTACGTTTTCGATTACCTAGTGGGCGTACATCATCTACCACTTGATGGTTCTTGCTTTTCATGGGTTTGATATTCTTGTATCGCACTTCAACATCTTGAAATGTAGATAACATTACACTTCCTCCTCTCTGTAAACATTAAAGTTTCTGTGCGTCTTTTCGCTCGGTCGTGGTGCCACAACCTTGTCAGGGAATAGCTCGACGCATTGGTTGCGGCTTATGTGGAATTTGTTCCCCCGACCGTCGAGAAAGTAGCACTGCACTATTTCTTTTTCGCTCTTGCTGTTGCCTGTCATGTGTTTGCTCACGACGGTAGATGTCACTGTACCCTTGTCATAGATAGTTGGGTGTATGCTCTGCAAATACATACTGCGTTCTAGTTCCTTAGCCAGCTCCGCTTGACGTTGTAACTTAGCCGATAGGCTCCGTATTACCTTGAGTTTAGTCATTACATATCTCCTCTTCATTAAGGTACTTCTGTACGGCATCATCAGCCAACGTATCCAATAGCTCGTAGAACTCCTCTGAAAAACCTACATAGTCCACTTCCTTTTGGATCTGTAGTGTGAGCCTTTCCCAAATATCTTCTTTCATTACATATCTCCCGATTTTATATGTGCAACCTTGCCTAGAGGGGGCTTGGCCTTGGGATTGTTGAGTACTGCCCAGAGTATCGGGCATGTCCATACACCCCAACCACCGTACAGGTCACCGTCAGTCAACACGATAGTCGCTTGGGGTGTGATATTGTTGTCGCGCATATAGTCAACAACACACTCCACGTCTGTACCTCCACCACCAATTGGTTTGGTGGAATTGATCAGGTTACCTAGCTCATCGGGTGAGTAGGACTCATCACCAACCACTTTGTGTCCCCAGTACAGTAGCCGAACCTTAGAGGGTTTTACTGTGTCGCAAATAGACTTGACCTCACTGAGAAATACTGTGAGAGCGCGTTGCCCGATAGAACCGGACGTGTCGATTGCCAATACTAGCTCGCCCACCGTCTCACTGATGCCGCTTGGTAGGTATACACCCTGTGCTATGTACCTGCGGTTGGGCCTCTTCCATGTAGAGAAGTCTTTACCGGCACAGGTGGTTTGTAAGAACTCACGCAGTAACTCACGCCAATCAACCTGCGGCTTCAATAGCTCGCCGATATCTCGGTCAACTTCTTGGCCCATCTTCCCTGCGGCAAGTGCGCCTTGGCGTATGGCCTCGTCGATATCACGCTCCAACTCACGCAACTCATCTGATGTAAGTCCCTTAGCACCCTCCCAATCATGCTCATCTAGACCGCCACCGTCTTCACCGCCTCCACCGTCTCCACCGTCTCCACCGTCTCCACCGTCTTCACCA